CGGATATAAATCTTTAACACTTTTATTAAACACATCATCATTTTTTGCTAATTCACTTATCTTATTTAGTACTTCTTTATAATTATCTAATTTGGTTACCTTTTCATCTTGTTTTTCAATTTCAAACGTTATTGGTTTCCCAGCTTTATTTTTTGCAACTTTCGTTATAGATGTTCCACCTTTTTTATATGTATATTCTATTGTCCCTTGAACAGCATTGCCAGGAATTACATTCTTAAGAGAACATATATATGGAGATGTGTCATCTGCTGCTTTGGACATTTTAATCTTTAAAATAGATGGTTGACTACCTGTATCTTTTGATTTAAATGTAAAGTTTCCATTGGTCCCACATTGAGGGACATCAGTTTCATTTTTTAGAGACGTCCCACTTTTAGGAATAACAATCTCAAGCATATCACCTACACGTGCTTTAGTTTCTGTTTCTAATACTTCATTACCTCGTTTAATCCTTACATATACACCGTCTTTAGTATTGGTATTAGTATTAGTATTAGTATTAGTATTAGTATTAGTATTAGTATTAGTATTCCCCCCCTCATTCTTGTTGGGATCACCTGTGTCCTTATTCTTCTCTTTTTTTAATTCATTCCATGAACATACTTCCCATCTAGTGTTTTTATCATTCGTATAACACCATGGTCTCGCTGTTGATTCTGAATCTGGATTCCGACAATAATTATGATCACCTATACCATGTGTACTTTTTGAATAATTACATTTTTCACCAACCGCTTTTGCATTTGTAGTTGCTTTTGGATCATTTGAATCACATCTGGTGTGTTTATGAGGTGTTTGTAATGCCCAGTTTTGACATGTTTTTCCAGAGATTGTTTTTGATACTTTTCCTCTATATTTTGCACCTTTATTACCATACCATTCCTTAGTATATGCAGCCTTCTCTTCGTCCGTTAATGTATCCATCCCCCCCGCGGGCTTTGCTTGTCCTTCAATAATATCACTATCATGATTAAAAATACATATCAATAGTATAACTAAAACAATGAATAGTGCCAAACATATTATATTATTTGTTTCTTTCTTATTCATATATATATATAATACATATATATATAATTTTAAAAAATAATAAAAAAAATTTATTAATATTTATGTAAATCTTAAAGAAGAATCTAATTTACCACAAATGTCCATATCTCCATCACCAGAAGTACATAATTCTAATCTTCTCATAAAACCTTGTTGCTTTGATAATGCATCAATATTAGACATAATTACATCGTCCTTATTATTATATCTTTTAGTCTTTGGATAACTACATTTTCCCAGATCATCTCCTTCCCATATCTTATCTCCTTTCATTTTTTCATCACAATAATTATATTTTAATACTTTTGATTCTATCTTTCGCAACATATTTATCTGTGATATTTTCCAATGTTTTTTATTCCAACCCAAAAAATGAGTTTCCATATAAGGGTCAGACCATTTAGTAAAGAATTCTTTTGTTGAAGATAATACTTTTTTATCTTTTATTAATAATATACTTAATATATCTTCAACAATATCTTCAGGATCCCTTGTAATATTAACAATTATAGTAACACCATTATTCTTTTGATTTTTCCAAACTAATCTATGTCCATAATTTTTTAAAAAATCGGCATTAGGTTTTTCCCTCTTTTCATTCTTCAACTTTTCAAAAATAAATAATTTTCTTTCTTTTATCCAATGATCCATATCTAACATATAAATTCCTTTTATATCTTCATCAGAAGAGTCATTTACGATAATAAATGCTGAATGATATCTTACATCACTTATTAATTTTTCCATGATATCTTCCTGACGTTTTAATCTACCCGATTCATTCTTAGAAAATTTTTCTCTTTTACACATGGTCCCACATGGCCATTTACTAAATTCCCCACGTAGAATGTCAGTATATTTCACAACATCTGATCTTTTTAGTGATTTCATACATACTTCTTTATTTGCAGAAACTCCTTGTTTTTCCCCTTTATTTTCGAGTGTAAATGCTCTATATTTAGGATCTTTAACTTGATTTTTATTAAAATGATAACATGAACCTAGTTCAATATTTTTATCTTCAATTCTATATATTCTATATGAAGCATGTTTTGTATACTTACATGTATTTGCACAGTAACATCTACATTTATCTTTATCTCCTACACATTGTTTTTCCTTTCCAGGTGCTTTTCGCCCATGAGACATAAATTTCATACCTTGTCCTTTACATATATTTGCACATTGCGCCTTTGTAAATTTTGAGTCATTATTAGGTACCCCTCCACCCGTATTACATTCTTTACCTTTTTCAAGAAGCGTAATACCCCCTTTTCCTTTTTTCTTAGGTATCCATGAATATGCCCGACAGTTTGGATCATTAAAACAGTTTTCATGACATTTATTTACAACCGTTTCTGATACATTTTCAGTTCCTTTAACTTTATATTGTAATGCTCCAACTGTAACATAATCTTTCATATTCTTATTAACACCACCTATTAATTTCGTACCAAATACTTTACCTTTTTCACTCATACAATTTAGAGTATTTTCATTTGAAGGGAATGTATAAATGTCTCTTATCACCTTACATATGGGTATATTATCCTTCGTTTTATTAGATGTTTCTTTTAATTTTTTAAATATATGACATCTACCGTTTGGCCAGAACTTAAAATAATCACACTCATAATCTTTTATACATCTATTCTTACACATCTCCAATGATTTTTCTTTGGTTCTGCCTCTATTATCTGAACCATCTGCTCCTCTTAATATTTCATCATCCCATGAGTAAAGTAAATCTTTTGTACAGTTATTTTTATCCATTTTAATCCCTTTTAAAGGATCGGCTTTTTTTAATTCATCCCATGGACATAATTCCCACCTTTTTGTATTATCATCCGTATAACACCATGGTCTTGCTGTTGAATTTGGATCTGGATTCCGACAATAATTATGATCACCTATACCATGTGTATTTTTTGAATAATTACATTTATTACCCACTGCGTTTGCATTTGTAGTTGCTTTTGAATCATTTGAATCACATCTGTTGTGTTTATGGGGTGTTTGTAATGACCAATTTTGACATGTTTTTCCAGAGATTGTTTTTGATACATTTCCTCTATATTTTGAACCTTTATCACCATACCATTTTTTTGAATATTGATTTTTTTCTTCATCTGTTATTGTATCTATCATTCCATTTGTATTTCCTTCAATTGTATCTCTACTAATTAGATTGCTTAGAAAATATAATACAACTAGAATAAAAATACCCCATAATATTTTTTGACATAGTTTTTTATTCATAATATAATATATACTATATAAAAATATTATTTGAGTTTGGAAACTATACGTGCTCTCTCACAATCATCCATAGTTCCATCTTTTGAAGCACATAACTCTAATAAACGTACCAATTCTTTTTCCATTGTAAGAGTGTCAATAGTTGATAGTGTCATTCTATCTGTTCCAATTGTATTTGGTGTCTTTGGATAACTACAATTACTTTCCCAATTCTCTCCTCCTATAATGTCATTTTCCCATAATCCCTTTATTTTCATTTGATCATTACATGATAATTGTTTTACCATATTTTTTTCAATCGTTTCAAGATGTTGATTTGTTGATGATGTCCAAGAATCTTTATTCCAATTTGGAAATTTAATAGTTAGTTCGGCTCCTGATAATATATTATCTGCTCCAATTATTTTCCACTCTCCGTTTAATGTTTCCGTTTCCGCTATAATCTTCCCTTTTGATTTTAATACCCATTTTATAACTTTACTAAGGACACCCGTATTATACCTTTCAATTTGAGCCTCAATTATATTACCATTTCTCATGTTTTTCCAGCGTATTGGTTTAAATACATTTCCATCTTTTCCATTATCCCACGTATTTATATCAATTAAATAAACACCTTTTGTCGTTTCTTCTCCAATATTATTAATTAATATAAATGCTGAATTATAACTAATATCTAACTTCATAACATTTAAAATATCCATTTGTTTTTTCATCATTTTTGCAATATCTTTACGATCTACTTTTTCTCTATCACAATGGGGATAACATGGATAGTCTTTAAATTTTTTCTCAAGCAAGATAATACTTTCATCGTATGTTTTCTTTACTATTTCATCTCGAATACTTTTACATGTTTCCATTCCACCAACAATTTTTTTCTTTTTATCGGATGTTTGACAATATGCCCACCTTACAGTTGGATCTGATGTATAACACCAAGGTTGCTGATCTACTCCTGTATAATTACGACAATAATTTTTAGGTAAATAAGTTAACATTTTTTTGGGAGGACTACCTAAAGGATAATCTGCATTATGTGCCACTAATTTATTAGCAGAACATGCTTTTCCTTTAGCACCACAACCGACCCTTTTATTTGGTTCCCCAGCCCATGCTAAACATGTACCTTCTTTTATAATATCACCAGATGTTGGATCTTTAATCGCCCATCGATTTGCTGTTCCACGGTAATATGCTCCCTTTGGATCTACTTCTTTATTCCAGCAATCATACTTATTTGCATATTTCGTCCCACTTTGTTGCGATAAGCATTGTTGAGATGTACTTGAATATCCATATTTAAGACCACTCCCACTTGTAAGGTCATGTATTTTATAATTACTATTATCAGTTGCTTTACTAAATAAAAAGCAGTCTCCTGACCCTGTTTTCTTTGCTGTACGACTATAAGGTATCCAAGTATAACGTTGACAATTTTTATCTTCATTACATTGTTTTTGACATGTTTTTAATTTTTTCTTTACACTTGTTCGCCCTTTCTTTCCAGCATACATTTTAAAGAGATTATTAGGATATACACCCCAATTACTCATATTTTTTGTGGCGGGGTTTCCCTCTTCATCAATTAAGTCTTGTTTCATCCATTGTCCACAGAAAAGTTTTGTTCCATTTATATATTTTCCGCCTTTCATTTTTTCACTATCACATCCATTTATTATCCTAATATTTCTGTCTTTACCCTGTATTTTTACCTTACCTATTTTTCGTAAATAATCAATAAATGGAGGGAATGGAGTTGATATTTTCACATTTACAGGTAAGTCTGATGGCCTTTCTTTGGGATAATTACCAAACATAATACATCTATTACGGAATCTACTACCAATTTGTTCTTTAATGTATGAATATGCTTTACATTTAGGATTATCTTTACAACCTTTAATGCATCCTGGAAGATTATTTGTTATTCCTGCATTATATGTCCCAACACATAATGCTTTATTATTACCCGAGCAATTAGGTGGATTTCTATAATTTTTATAGATTGCGATCCAAGAGGATCCTTGATTTACCATATCACCAGAACATCTTTCATTCATAATTTTTAAATCTTTGGGGACAGGTTTTAGTAAAGTATTACCTCTTAATCTATCATTATCTGTTTGCCTTATTGTATGACGTGTTGTGGGACTAACAGTTAAAGGATAATTATTAAATAAAAAACATTGTTTCTTATCTGTATCATACGTAAAACCTTTACAACCTATTCTTTCCTGACACGCTTTCTTACAATGTGATGTCGATTGTACATCATTTATTTGGGGTTTCATAAAATAATCCCAATTATTTACTAAACCATTATCATTATAGCAATCTTTACCGAGTATATCTGCGCCTACACCCATATTATCTTTACCGAAAACTTTTCCTGGTTCACTTGCACATTCTTTATGTACTGTATATTTTATACCACCCCCTGTTAAATCCCATTTTTGAAATATTTTATTTATATTTGTTACTCCCTCAGTGATATAACGATTATGATATAATACAAGGAACATACCAATAATAAATATCCCTAAGATACAAAGTTTTTCCTTTTTATTCATATTGTAATATATATATATAATACAATATTTTATAATTATTATTTTAATAAATGATACTATGGGAGACGAGGCCAAATTATCAGTAATTATCAGTATTTACTTTATCCGTATAGTAATTACGTAA